AGTTAAAGTCATCACCTAAATAAATTACATCGCCATCCCGTTGGGCGTCGTAAACTTTTGTAGCTGCACCGTCGATTTTCTTGCCGCCTGAAGGAGTTACCGTCAAGGTGTTTGCTGATGCGTCTATCTTCTTAACAAATGTCCAGTTACCTATCAATTCAGGATTGCTCACACTTGGTAAAGTCAATGTTATATTGCCGCCAGAACAATCAAAGTGGTATGCCATCTTAAACTCTGGCAGCGTTCTGTTGGAAGTAACCGTTTCTACAGCGGTACTGCCGTTTATCAATTTGCCGTTGATGTAGGTAACTCCAGAATCAATTACCTCTTTGTTGTTAGTGTTGATTAAAGTAACATCGCTCACCCCTCCGAAAATCACGTTGTTGTTTCCGGTAATCATTATCCTTTCACTCTCTGCTCCTATTATATTGCCATCTCCTACAATAGTTGATTGCCGTGCGCTTGGTGCTATTTGGTTGTTATTGCCGTACACACTTATCGATCTGTTCGCATCGTAGCTATTACCATCTCTTGGTATATCACCACCAGTTACCTTTGGTTCTACGAAATCTACATTGCCATTATACGCCCCCTCCAGATCAGTCTGCAAACTTTGGAAAGCTGTACCCTCTTTGATCTTTAGGAACTCACATTGGGTAATTGAAGGGTTAACAGGATCGTAATCATATACCCTATGCAGTCTAAAAAACGCATCCTTAAAATAATACAGCTTCCTGAAGGATAGCTGCTCGATGTCGTCAGGCTCCAACCAAAACCACGCCTTTACTACCTTGCTATTTTGGTCTGTAATCTCGTCAATAAACTTTCGGTAGTATTCATTGTAAAGATTGGCATTAGTATATTGTAACGCTTGGAAGGTAGGCTTGTAGTAAACCTTTAACGGCACATCCCACGACAAATCAAACGTCGGTGTATATGGGTGATCTAAGTGTCCGGCATAGGGGTACTCGGTTATGTTCAATGTGCTGCCAGTTACCACGTCTGTAATTAAAATTCCCTGTTGAGCCTGAACCAATCCGCCCCATATTAAAATCCTGATGTTCCCTGTGTATGGTGAAACCGTCTGACCATCGGACTTTATGATCGTGGAAAGCACCACATCGCCTGTACCGCCGTCGTTTAGTGGAGTTGGGCTAAATATGACTTCCGTTAGTTTCTCCTCTTTGTAGAAGTCTGTATCTACATACTCTATCTTTTCGCCGTAGATTTCCCCTTCTTCGGCTAAATACTTTTCATTGTAGTAATCTTTGTCCTCTTTGTATCGGTATCTAAATTGCCCCACGTCCAACGCACCTACAGGAATAATCTCCATCTCGCTATCGTTGTCCAACTTGTATGTCCAGTCCTCTTTGTTGGCTTGTAATGGTTGTAAATAAAAGTCATCGCGCGGTTCGATCTTGTACGTCTTGTCGCCTGTTTGTTGAACGTACAGATTGAACATTCTGATTAAAGATGTCAAAAAGTCAGCTTGCCGAATCTTTTGTGGAATGACCGTAGCCATGTCAACCGTGTTCCCAGAATAAAGCCCTTGATTGTCTATTTTGTTCAATAAATAGCTTCCTGTCAATATCCTTAAATCGTAAGTTCCAGTCTTTAATGTGGAAGGGGTAGCCACATCGTAGAACTGCATGGCATGGCCGTTTGGTATGGAGTTCACCGTAACAAATGAACCGTCGGTAAAGTAGTCGTAACTTCGTCGTGCCGTTGTTCTTATCCTTACCCTTACCCTATCCCCTGCAGATAAGAATATATTTTGTGCCGTTACAAATACACTATTTGGGGGATTAAAGTTTCTCGGTGGTGGTGCGCCTCCTTGTAAATCAACTAAAAAATCATCATCAGGATATGTAGGTGTTGCGCTTGTCGTGTAGGTCGAAGCAAATGCCGTGTCAGCATTTATCGCGCAAGTTTGCGTCATGCTTATTATACTCCATGTTGCACCGCTATCTGTGGACTTTTCAATGATAGGGTTGGCACTTATGTAGGTGGTAGGCTTGTACGTTGATCCGCCATCTGGACTTGTTACTGTCCATGTCATACCCAAATAAAATAAACCGTTCAAATCATACCTTCCTGTATAGTCAACTTCCCAATAATCTAAAGTCAAATCGAACTGGCCGTTGGTATTAAAGTTTAAGCCAGTAGAATCATCGTTAAAATCTACAGGCGTGTTATCAATGTTTGCAGAATCGAAACCAGTCTGGGTTAAAATGTCGGTTTGTACTGTACTTTCCCTTGATACCCTGAACTGCCTTTCTAATACTTGGGCTGCGCTCAACTCCATCCGGTTGCGGTTGAATGGAATAATCAGACTTTTGAACCTTGCAGAGTTGAAAAAGTCCGAATCGTAATTAAAGCCAGTAGCAGAGAATATCCTATCTACATACTCCTTTACATATACCGCAGGACGAAACCACCCCATTTCCCACGAATAGCGATTTGAGGAATATCCGTTATCAATCATAGGATAAACGTAACCCTCTCCGGTCGTGGCCGTCCAACTGTTCTCAATGGTGGTTAAATCCCATGTGTGGTTGAGGTCGGACAAATCCAGATCTTCCAGAAGTCCGTTGCCTATTGAACCGTACAAGTCCATTATCTCACCGGCTATAACTACATCGTAACCGATCTTCCGGTAATTGGTTTGTCTGATAGACTTCAACTGTGCATAGCCTTTGAATTGGAGAATGTCATTTACATAGAACTCCGCTTCAGCCTTGACTTTTGCGTTATACCCACCGTCAGCATTGATTTCAAACAAGTGAGTAAATACCTCATCCGTTACCTTTGTGGATGGGATAGTGATCGTCTTGGAATAGCTGTTCTGTCGGTTCTGTGGTTCCCGAATATCGGCAATAGAAAAATTTAACGATACCGGAACGTCCTCCGTCAAATCTACCTTTGTGCCTGCTATGTATAGTCCTGTTACCATCCTTGTCTGTCATCTGTATAAGTTACCTCTATTTCCATCTCCACGTTAAATAGCTTGTCCGATGCTTCTAACTTTTCCTCATAATTGGTATTTACCACCCTACAAAACACTAACTCCGAGCCATCCACATAGTATGCCTCTGGGCTATCAAATAACTCTTCTAAGGCATCGTATTCGGCTTTTGTTACCCAATTACTTGTAAGCCTGTATCTGGTTTGTGTCTGGGTATGAAATGCTGCACGTTGGGCTGTCTTTCTATCAAAGTCATAAGACGTGCCAGACCATACGCCCCTCTCCCTTCTGAACTCGCTCACCTCCTTTGATATGTTGTACTTGTTTACCAATTCAAACGTAAAGGAATCATAGCCCCCTAATCTATTAAGATAGTGCAGCCTGAACTGGTTGCCCGAATGACGGCAATCCCTATTTATGACATTGAAGTATTTTACTTCAGATCGTAGCTGTGTGATGCCTGTTGATGTGGTTACTACTACCAGATAACTCTTGACATCAGCATCCAATATCGGCAATGCCCCACTCGTTACCGTTATGTCGCCTGCGGCTATATCGTTTAAGTTCCATCCAGCAGGAGTGATAAACATTCTATCCGCCGTATTCGCCAACGCCTGACCGTCATAAGCAATATCATACTGGCCTATCAGATTGCCATTGGCATCTACATCGTCAAACGTCCGCACAATCACATAATATGCAGCACCAGCAGTATTGACAATAGCACTCAAAAAAGCATCTTCACCGCTTGCGATCCTTTGGGTAGTTGGTGCATTCGTGAGAAACTTGTCACCCGTTCCGGCCAATAGATAGTTACCCGAATCCCAGCTTACGAAATCCTTAAACTTCACCGCCCCATTGAATACATAAAAATCATTGGACGTTGCCAAATCCGCAGTAGTTCCTGGAGTAGTTCCAAACTGTTCGCCAACTTTCACCTTTAACTTTTTAATGCTGTTCGGCATTTCCTCCACATGGGTGGCACTTATGGAAATGTCCACGCCTGTAACCTTGCTTTTCAAATACCGTGAAAGGTCTATCTTGCCGTAGCCGTTGTTGGGATCTGCAGGAATAAGAAACCGCCTATCGTAGCTTACTGAACCCTCCATGTAAACATCTACCACATACTTAAAATTGGTCTGGGTATTGTTGGTTGAATCCAACGTAAATACCACCGGATTGTACACCGGAGTGAATGTATCGGGCTGATCGTTAATAGTTATCGCCATAGGTTAATCATATCTTGTTTCACTTGCTGCGCCAACTTCTGCCTTAGTTCGTTCACGCTTTCCTCTGTAATGCAATCGGAATAGAAGTAAGTTGGCTCTTTACCTTCCATGTAAATCTTGTAGGCTAAATATCCTGCTAACGATTCTAAATTTGCATCCCCTCTTAATCCACCCAACCCTTTCTCCCTTACCCACTTTATCATCCCTTCTCTTAGGCCTCCTTTCTTGCCCTTGCCACTTCCGTACTTAAAAGGTGAGTTAGGGGCTTTGGCAGAAGATACAGCCCCCTTGACGCCTTGATCTACATACTTATAGTAGTCCGCTATCAATAGCTTCAAAACAAATACCTTCCCCCTTGCTATGCGTGGATCGTATTTAATGGATTGTCTTAACTGACCAGAGGACATCAGTTGCTTTTTGTCGATGTTGGATTGTAAGCACTTAACCCACATATCCCCATACTCCTGAAGCAAGGCAGTAATAGGGTGTGCATCCGAAGTGTCCGTAGTGTACTCCACCGTTTTTTGCAACGGTAAGTTAAACTTGTTGTCAAAGTCTTGAACCACTCCCATACATATAAGTACACAAAAACGTGATTTGTTGGAACGCTATTTACGATATTTAGCGTTTATTTGATCTTGGATTCTTTTCTCTTCCTCCTGTTTGTCTTGGAAGAAACTAATAGCGTTGATGAATTTTCCAACTGGCCAGCCTGTAACTTGATCCCATCTATTAACGTCTGAGCCTGCGAGAGCGTCGAGGGTGATAACCCATCCCCACTTTTCAGTAAATCCTCTACTGTAGCTATAGCCTCCCGCAGACGGCCTGTTGAAGATCGGGCTAATTCTAACATTAAAAGCGTCCAAAGATTCAAAAAAAAAGCAGACAACGGATATACAAAATCCATCGGTAACTGCTTCATGTCCTCCTTAATCTCGTCAGATTGTTGGTAATTTTCATCCTTCCACCTTCTCCACTTCTTTTTGGTCCGCACACAAATCGAAGCTAAGATGTCAGGCAAATACTGGTACACCTTGTCCTCATTGCCTCCTGCCCTTTTTAGGAACTCCATCACATCAATATACTGCCCTGCGGATAGTTTGTTGATGTTTAAGATAAACCGATACCACCGTCCGTTAATGTTTACCCTTTCCCTTAGTTTTCCCTCCGGTGTAGTTTCTAATAGTGGAAGCCATTTGTCGGCATCCTTTCGCAGCTTGTCCAGGTCTATCGTCATAATAGAATCGTACTCTTTGCCCTCCATTACTTTCAGGACATGGACCATCTTATCTACCTTGTCCTCCATGTGCAAGGCTTCGCGCAACTGCGTGAACTGTTCTAACGTAACTTTTGACCAATTAACGGACATAATAAACTCCTTTCATTTTTAGATTTTTCATAGCATGGTAAGCAATAGCGTAACTCATTACACCGTCGTCGTGGAAGCCTGACGGAGCAGAATAGCGCACACTTCTTGTCTTTGGCAGGTATTCCCATTCAAATACCTCTAATTCTTTTCTTAGCCAGTCAATATCCAAGCATGACGTTTCCCCATTCTCACACGCCACTATCAACCCCTCTATTATATCCTGCTTGGTTTTGTTCGTGGTCTGAAATGGTTCGGCCTGCTTGACCAACTTCCGCAAGTCCTCCAGAAATGGATCACCAATACTGTTTACCTCCACCAGTCCGATAGCACCGTACTCGTTTATCTTATCGGCCACCCTTTTCTTAATCAACTCCCAACTGTCATGCCTCCACCTATCGCAGAAAACCATCTCGCCATTCTCGTTTAATATAGTCAAAACAGTATAATCATTCGCCCTTCCAACGTCAACGCCGAAAAATGTTTTTGTTTTCTCGGTGGGTGTGTAGAATTTCATTCTGCCAAATAGGCTTCCATTGCCGTCTAAAAACTCCGCTAAATACTCCTGCCTGAAAACATGATCCGGTAGCGTTTCTTTTGCTCCATCGATCTCTTTGGGATCAATCATTGGATTGTCATACGAAGTGAACTTAAACGATCTGTAAGCAGGGTTTACGCCGTCAAGTTGGAACATATTGTGAAACCAGTTTTTTCCTTTGGGTGTAGATACGAATAGCACCTTTTTGCCGTGTACCAATACAGTTGCCCTTAGCACTTCAGTCCATGCTTCTTCAGCTTGAAACGCTGCCTCATCTACTATCAGAAAATCAAAGGTGAACCCCCTTATGTTGTCGTAACGCTCGGAGGAAAAGAATTGAATTGAACCACCTGAAGGAACGCGCATAACCATTTCAGTACGGTTGTAATTAAATAGTCCTTCAAACATACTATCCATCTCATCGGCTACCTTCTTGGCTTGTCTGTACGTTGGTGATACCCATGCACCATGCCATCCTTTGTTGACCATCCAATCTACAGCTTGATTCTCGGCCAATACGGACTTGCCAAACTGCCTGCCTATACATAATGTGTAATACTTCTCCCTTCCCTTATTGATCGCTCGGTGTATCTCCGCCTGTTTCGCGTGAGGTTGGTACATCGTTATCTCCATACTTTGCTACTATCTTTTGATTTTGGTTCACCGTCTGTTCCTCTTTGTACCCTCCGAAGTTCTTTAACCAGAAAGCCGAACCCTGATAACTGCCTGCCCATGTTAGCCTTTGAGCGTGGTAATGCGTTAGGAATAGTCGGTATCTGTTGATTATATAAGAAAACTTGGCATCTCTTTTTTCGTAGTCATACATAGACTGGATGCTTGCAAACCCCAAAAATAGTGCAGCCCCTTCAAGGGTGTACTTTCCCTTTGATGTTTTTTCTTCCCATTCAAGGTACTGTCCTATTGCTTGGTGCAGGGCTTCCGGTGTTTCGTACTTGGCTGGCCGTCCTCCGTTGTTACCAATAGACCATAGATGTCCGATGGTGAACCTTCCTTTTTCGTCTTTCCCTTTTGCCATAGTCCTTTAGTTTAGTGAGAACACTACTTCAAATCCGTCATCGTCGTCTATCTCATCAAAGATGTAACCCAATAGCACTTCCATATCACCATCTCCGTCCATCTCCTCATAACACCCATTGACGATTTCGATCTGTAGTGATATTGGTGTGATGATGTTTTGCACCAATGTTCCGGCAGGGAAGATAGATTGCTCCTCTCCCATGACTTGTAGG